GCCCCAACTACTGCGATGTGATAGTGAAGCGATGGGAAAACCTTACTGGCAAAAAAGCCACGCTTGCCAAATGAATGAGGACTATCCCTCCGCAGTAAAGCTATCCAATGATTACCCAAAAAGAACTCCGAGAAAAGTGGGGCATCGATGCAGGGCAGTTGTCTCGAATGGTAAAGCGAGGAATGCCCCTCACCTCCGAGTCAGACGCTCAAAGATGGAGGCTCGCAAACCAGAAGCGAGTGAGCAAATCACAAATAGCCCGAACACCATCCCCGATCTCCTCCGAGCCATTAAAAGACTCGGATGCCGAGTCATACAAATCGAAAACCTCGCTTGGACGATTGAATCGAGCGAAGCAAGCCGAGGTAGTTGCTTACTCATTGGTAGCCACGGCGGCAAACAATCAAAATCCAGTAGCTATGCGGGCGGCAGTTCAAGGATGGGGCGAAGCAAAAAAGCGAGTCGCAGAAGCCGAAATGGAACACGCTCGGTGGGAAGAGGTGAGCCGAGTCACAGTTCGGATGGGGGAAGTTCAAGAATGGATAACGAAGTGGCACGGAGCAATCAGATCGCTTCTGGATGCCCTTCCTTCGAGCCTAGCGGCCAGAGCAAACCCATCAGACCCAGAATGTGCAAAGCAAGCCATCCAAGACGGAATCAATCAAATCTTCGTCACTATCCAGAAAGCAGAGGGGGCGTTTAAGTGAATGAATGTTTCCTTGTCATCATCGCCACCCTCGGCTTGCTAGGATTGATTCTGCCCTTCTTTGACGAATGAAACGCTCGCCCCTCAAACGCAAAACCCCACTCAAGCGAGGCGGGAAACTACGCCGAGTGTCTGCCAAGAGACGAAAGCAGAACGAAGTCTATTCCGATGTGCGAGAGAAGTTCCTAGGCAACACGCCAGTCTGCCAAGTATGCCAATGTAAAATTGCGACTCAAATTCACCATCGCAGGGGGAGATTTGGGGACAGGCTCAACGAGGTAGAGTTTTTCTTGGCGGTGTGCTTTGAGTGTCATATTAAGATTCATATGAACCCAGCTTGGGCATATGCAAAAGATTATCTGGTTAAGAGATGAACATCGGGGCGTTCAGCCGAAGTTTCTTTGAGCCAAGAGAGCAACTATCAATCCCAGAGTGGGCAGAGAAAAACCTTACGCTCTCGGCGAGGGTAACGAACATACCCGGAGCGTATTCGACAACCCTCACGCCTTATGTCCGAGAACCCCTAGAGGCTTTTGGTGATGACTCGATTCGGAGAGTTGTGTTGGTATGGGGAGCGCAGACAAGCAAGACCACAACGATTCTCGCTGGCCTAGCCTACCGAGTAGCAGAACGGCCTTGCCCGGTCTTGTGGGTGATGCCCTCGGAACATCTAGCCCGATCATTTACAGAAACACGCTGGCTTCCGATGGTGGATGATTGCCCAGCCCTAGCCAAAGAACGACCAGAAAACACAGACCGAATCAAAATCCTAGAGCAACATTTTAAGCGATGCTCGGTCTGGTGGGCGGGAACAAGTGCCTCGGCTCTTTCTAGTCGCTCGATTGCATTGCTCTGTATGGATGAGGTGGACAAGTTTCCAGAGCAAGCAGGCTCGGGGAGGGAGGCCAATCCGGTGCAGTTAGCAGAGGCACGAGTCAGCACCTACCCCAATCATCTAATCATAGCAACCAGCACCCCCACAACTGCCGACTCAATAATTTGGGCTGAATGGCAGAAGGGCGATATGCGTTTCTATTTTGTGCCTTGCCCCCATTGTGGATTAAAACAAAAACTAATCTGGGGACAAGTGAAGTGGGATGAAGCGGCCAAGATAGAAGATGGCGTTTATGATTACGCCCTAGTGAAATCCTCGACCTACTACGAGTGCGAGGGATGCAAGGGCAAGATTCAAGACGGCCAGAAAACCAAGATGCTCCGAGAGGGGGAGTGGAGGGCAACCAACCCCAAGGGCGAACCAGCCAGACGCTCGTATCACCTCAACGGACTATATGCTCCGTGGGTAACATTCGGGAGCTTGGCGGTCAAGTTCCTGCAGGATAAACACAGCGGGATTATCGGCCTGCAAGATTTCGTGAACCGAGTCCTAGCCGAGCCGTGGATGGAACACGAATCAGAAAAGATGCAGATCGTTCCCGGTGCTTACAAGATGGGCGAAGTGCGGATGGGCGATAAGCTAATTATGAGTTGCGACATTCAAGAGGCGGGGGGCTTCCACGCTTGGTGTGTGGTTAGGGCTTGGGATTTAGAGGGCAAACCAAGGCTTGTGTGGGCGGGTAGGCTAGAAACTTGGGGCGACATAAAGGCAAAGCAAGATGAGTTTGGCGTTGAGGATAAGTGCGTGCTAATTGACTCGGGCGATCAAACCCGAGATGTATATTTGAATTGTTGCAAGAACGGCTGGGTAGCGTTGGTTGGCTCGGACAAGACCAGCTTCTCCGAGATCGTTAACGAGCAGAAGGTGCAAAGGCCATACGCTCGAATCGCAAATGGCGACCCATTCAGCGGTAAGGCAGTTCAATCAAAGGCAGGATGGAAGTGGAAGCTCTGCCCAATTTGGCGATGGTCGAACCCATCCATCAAAGACATACTCTCCCAGCTTCTCAAAGAGGAAGGATTCATCGCCCTAGATACGCCGGATGTTTGGAAGGTGCATATCGAAGCAGAGGTCAAGGTAAGGGTGAAGAATCCTATGACTGGCAGGGAAAGACTTGTGTGGAAGCAAGTCGGGAAGCACAATCATTTAATGGATTGCGAATGTATGAACATCGTGGGGGCGGCACTCCACGGACGGCTCAAGGTTTCACCCGCAAGTTTGACAGAGGAGGTTGAGAATGGCGAAGGGTGATTTCATTGGGCTACCCCTTGCCACCCTAACTTCTCTGCGTGATAAGTATGTAACTTGTCTTGAGGCGATTGCGGTGGCTGGGTCTAGCTATTCGATAGCGGGACGCTCTTTTTCTAGGGCGAATCTTGGGGAAGTTCGTGATACTATCGCAGAGCTAACCCTTGCCATCCAGTCTGTCAACGGCACTCGTATCCGCACGACCTACGCCAACTTCTCGTGAAAAAAGCCCAGCTAAACTTAATCGATAAAGCTGTTGCCTTTCTGAACCCGCAGGGGGCAGTTAATCGGATGATTGCACGGCAGAAGCTAGTCAACTTCTCTTACGATGCGGTCAAATATACAAGGGAACGCAAAGGGCCGAGTTCGCTTTCTGGTGCGGAAGATTATCGTTCCAACTATGACCGAGTAGAGTTGATGAAAAGGGCGAGGGACTTGGCAGAGAATGTTGGCCTTGTTCGCTCCATCCTTATGAAGTTCGCCAGCCATACGGCCGCAAACATTTCCTACCAAGCCCGAACCGAGAACCCCGAAGTCAATACAGAGGTTGAGGCATATTGGGCAGAGTGGTGGGACAAGTGCGACATCTCTACAAGGCACACCGGATCAACCCTTATGCAAGTGGCGATGATGTCGATGCTACGAGACGGAGATTTTTTGATAGTCCTCGTGAGAGACAAGGATGGCAACTTAAAGATTCAAGGCATCGAGGCAGATAGAGTGGGCGACCCATTCAAGGTTTATACAAGCCTAGATTTGATCGGTGGAATCCATATTGATCGAGATACTGGTGCGCCGAGTGCCTACGATATTTACAACCGAAGCATCGGGGATTTCTACACCTACCAAGCAACCATCCCCGCAAGCCAAGCCTTTCACCTATTCGACCCGCTCCGCATTGACCAGTACCGAGGAATCTCCGCTTTTCATACTGCCATAAATGATGCAACAGACATTTACGATATTATCAACTTTGAGAAGATGGCCGCAAAGAACGCAAGTTCGCAAGCCGGAATCGTAAAGAGGAATAACAACAATGCCTCCGACCTCTCAACCCTAACAAACGACGAGGATTTGAATGGGAACACGATAAAGCTAGAAGCGATTGAGTCTGGGAAAATATCTTACCTAGAACCGGGTGAGGATATTGTGTTCCCCGATGGCCCGAGTCGCCCCTCTGGTGCGTTTGCAGAGTTCCACAAGATTCTTCTCCGCAACATTTGCTTGGGCGTGGGTATCCCTTACAGCTTCGCCGTTGACCCTTCCGCTATGAGTGGCCCGACAGCTCGCC